CTTAGGCCGTGAGCAAGCTCGTTGGGAAACAGCTTTCCGCACATCGCCTGAAATGTTGGAAGCAAACCGGCGCGAACGCATGGGGCGTTTGCAAGAAACAATTGCGGGCTACATGGCACAGCCAACAGGAATGTTTGGTCCAATTAAACGTATTAATATAGAAGCATTAGCGGGTTAAAACTATGGGTGGCGGCCGTTCACAACAAGTAACATATCAGGCTCCACCGCCTGATAATACTTTTGCAAAGTTTTTGCAGTATCAACAGGAAAAGGAAACAAAAGCAGAAGAACGTGCTGCGGCAGAACGTGCAGAACAAAAGGCTGCAGAAGAAGCACGTAAAGCCGCAGGTGCCTCTGGTTATGCAGGCCTTCGTCAAGGTGTTGAATCACAACTGCGTCAAGGTTTAATTGGCTATGAAGCTGCGACTTCTCAGTTGCGTGATTATGCAACTAAATATGACATGACTCCGCCCGAGGCGGATGTTACTGCATTAACCAATATCTATACACAAGAGCTTCTCCCTGGCCGCCGTCAAACAGGCATTGGTGCAGCCTACGAAGAAATTCTTGGTCGACAAGCGACCGAAGAAGAAAAGTCCAAGGCAATGGAGCGCTTTAGCCAAGGATATTATACGTCTACCCAAGATCTTCGTGACGCTTTATATAAAGGTTCTGAGTATCAAGAAAAATTTAATCAGAGCTATTTAGATAATTATTACGATACTAAATTTGGCAAACAAACTGTTGATACAGCGGGCAAAAAAACAGGGCAACGTACGTTTAATTTTTCTTCTAACCTTCTGCCCACATTAAAGGGAGATGCTCTTGATCGTGCAGGGGTTTCGCTGCCCTCTTTTGGTTCAGTTACAGGTACGCCCGCAGAGCTGGAAGAACAAATTCAAAACGTACGTGATTCTCGTCAGTTTCTTTACAGCGCTGGCCTGACAAATCTTCAGGGCGAAATCGATAAAGAAGTGCAAAAATTAAAAACGGAAGGCTCTAAAGAGCTGGCTAAAATTCAATCTCAGGGCAGTATTTACAATACCCTGGTGGGCTCTTTTAATTTTTAAATTAAAATTGCTATAATTATTTTATGCTGTAACAGGTAAATGACTTCTTCTGTTCCTACCGGCCAAGGTGCCACTGACGATTATTTTGATATCAGTAAGTTTGAGCAACTTTTGGATCGCCTGGAGTCCTCCAAAGGTCGTCAGCAACGTCAATCGTCCCTTGAAGGCCGTCGTGACATCTTTTCTCAAGGCCTTGCCAGCATGATGAGCAACTTCTGATTTTTTTGTTAAACTAATAAGCCATGACCAGTAGCGTCCCCTCCGGGCAAGTCGATGTCGATGATTGGTTCGATCTAGACAAATATCGCCAAGCTGCTGGCGTGGCTTACGAGTTTTCCAAGAAAAAAATGGAGACCGCTGGTGAACAAGAACGAGAAACCATTGGCAGGGGTGCCACGGAACAACGTGCTTCCCAAGAGCAGGAACAAGAATTCAGGCAGCGTGACGAGGCCAGGGACTACGGTCAGGCCCAACGAGCTTATCGATATTGAGTTATTTGATACATGGGTCGATAATTTAGACGCTTCGACCCAAGAATCATTCTGTGCGTTTGCTGCAGATAATTACTCGGTAGTTGAAATTTATTTATATTCTCGTTTCCTTGGTTATCGGGGGAGTATTACTGCGTGTGATCTTTGGGTTAAAGATCATTACGTTAAGCCTGATCATCGTAAGAAACTGTTATATGAAATTGATGAGATGCAAGAAGATATCCGTAAATTGCGCGAAGACGTAGAGCAAGGAATCGTCAAACGCGATGCCGGTGTCGCTCGCATTGCATCAATGCAAAAAGAGCTCCGTGGAACAATCGCCCAAGTAGAAGAGTTTACAGCCATCAAAGATCGCAAGGGCTTGTTAATGGCTGGTGCTGATCGTGCTATTCGTGAGTTAATGTTTATCTTCAAAGATGATGCAATTGAAGGCCCCCTGGAAGAAGCTTCAATGAGTGTGTGGGCACGCATGCAACTTGAGGAATAAATTGCTTTAAAATATTGTTATTGCTTAAATGTTGTTATGGGTGCAACAAAAAATATTCGTTTGGCGGGTGATGCCAGGCGTCGTCAATTAGAAGGTTTGGCTCAGCGTCGCGCTGCAGCAGGTGCAACGCCTTCTACAGCTGGCGGCCCTAGTGACAACCCTGCTGTTACTGGAGCCCGGGCTGCGATGTCTCCTAATGCCGTAATGCGTCAGGAAATGTATGCTGCACGTCCCGGCGTTCGCTCTCCTCTTCAGACCCAGGGTATTGAATTTAGCCAAGGTCTTATTTCTGACCCTTCTCAGCTCGCTAACATTTCGGCGGGATCTCCTGGTTTCGAACAAATTCAAGAGCGTGTTCGCGGTTTGGCCAAACTCCGTAATACTGGGAGCCGGTTTTGATGTCTAAAAATAAAATGCCGCCGCAGCTTCTTGAGCACTTCAAAAAGAAAGAAGCCAAGAAAGAAGACGGTTCAGAGATGAACGATAAAGAAAAACGTCGGGCGGCTTTGGATAAAGCGCGTAAATATCAAGAACAAAAGAAAAAGCACAAAGAAGCAAAATAGATTACTATTCAGTAATACTCTGAATAGTTCTTGTGCCTTCTTACGTTCATTTAGCCCATAGGCGTAATGCCAAAGCAGCTGCTCGTAATCAGCAGCTAAAAAAGCCTAAGAACGAAGATCTGTTAAAGCGTGCGCAAGAAGATTTTGCATATTTTTGTGAGTACGTAGCGGACAAACCACCAGCTCAACACCACAAAGACTGGCATCGTAACTTTGTAACGAACGAAGATAGCTCTTGTTTAATTAAGATTGCTGGTCCCAATATTGATCTCCTGGCGCCAAGGGGTTCAGCTAAATCAACTGTCTTGGGACTTTTAACTGCTTGGGCAATTGGCATACACACACATGCCAAGATGCCCCTGCAAATCCTTTATTTGTCATACACTGTTGATATTGCGCGTTCTAAGTCGGCAACAATCAAACGCATTATTTCTAGCAAACGCTATCAAGAAGTTTTTCCTAAGGTTCGTCTTTTAAAAAATGCCACCAGTAATGAATACTGGTCCATTGACCACAAGTTTGCTGGCATCGATGTAACCGGTGACGAGCAATTTACTCTTTGCGCCGCTGGCCTTAAGGGTTCAGTGACATCCAAGCGTTCTCATCTTGTGATGATTGATGACGCTATTAAATCTGCAGCTGACATCTCCAATCCAGATATCCGTAAAACAATGCAGGATAACTGGAACGCGGTGATTGCACCCACCATGTTTGAAGGTGGGCGTGCAATCTGCCTCGGTACTCGCTTCCGTCATGACGATATTCATGCGACTACTTTTAATGAACAAAATAACTGGACTCAGATTGTTTTGTCAGCAATCCTTAATAATTTAAAGACTGGCGAGGAGGAGTCCTACTGGCCAGAGATGTGGTCCCTTGAGTATCTAAAGGAAAAGAAAAGGCAAGCGCCCATTGCTTTCTCTTTTCAGTACATGAATCAAATCGTCAGGCAAAATGAGCTATCGCTTGCTCCAGAATTAATCGTAAAAGCAGAGATTTCAACAGAGTTCGATACGCTTGGCATTGGTGTTGATCTTTCTGCTGGCACAAAAGAAAAGAACGATTACACCGTCATGATTCTTGGTGGTCGTATTGGCGATCGCATACACATCATTGACTACCGCCGTATACGTGTCATGGGTAACTTAGAAAAACTTGACGCCATGAAAGAACTTCTCAATGATTGGTCCATCGTGGGTAAAGATGAAAATGGCAATTATTTCCCAACGTATTCAACATGTGATATTTGGTCAGAAGCCGTGCAGTACCAGGCTTCCTTGGAAGCTGACTTTAAACGTGTTTGTTTAAACAACGAGGGTCTTTACAACTTAATTTGGCATCCTGTCAAAGGTTTCCGCGCTGATAAATTGGCCCGTTTCCGTGGAATTATGGGCATGTTTGAAGATCGCAAAATTATCTTTAATCGTTTTCGTAATTTCACAGCTTTGTTTGAAGAGCTAACTAACTTTGGTGTTAGTAGTCACGACGATTGCGTCGACGCTCTCGTCTGGCTTGTTACTGGATTAGCACGAAAAGGACAATTGCAACTTGATTACTAATCTTAGAATAAGAAAAAAGTTTTTTGTCGTGGGTCCAGAGTACATTGCAATTGCGGTTACGGCAGCTGCATCGGCTCTTACTGGAGGTACATGGATGGCAAATCGCATCCTTGACCGCCAAAATGAGCGCGTTCAAAATGCAATTGATTACACATCATCTCAAAAACGCCGCCTAGACACATTGGAAGATCAAGTTAATCGCATGCCTCTTGACTATGTTTTAAAAGTTGATTTCTTAAGAGAAATTCAAGAAATGCACGAAAACTTTAGGCAGATCAACAATAAACTTGATAAGCTTATGGAAAAGCTATTGGCAAAATGAGCTACATCCTTGAAGTTCAAGAAGACGAAAATGGTGATCAATATATTGTTTTACCCGAAGAAGTAATCGAAGATCTTGGCTGGCAAGAAGGAGATGTGTTGAATTGGGACGTGCGGGGAGATGGTATTGTTATTTCAAAAGTCCATGATCCCGTGGGATACGAGGTATTAGAGGATTAAAATAAAAAAATCAAGGCAATAAGGGCATGATTCGCACATACGGAGAACTTAATACCCCTGGGGCGGCTGGTAATAGGGCCGCTTTCATTGCGGCACAACCCCATGGCTCGCCGTATCAACAACAACCAAGAGGGTATTTGGATCGCAACATGCCGAAATACCCCCCGGGTTTTGGCCCTCAACCGCAGATTCCGGCGCAGCCGCAACAACCAGGAACTCCCGTGCAGCTCGAATTACCTTTGGCTTTGCGCGGTTTGCAAGGACCCGTTCCCATGGGCAATGCGGGATTTTTTGCTTCTAATCAATACGGACAGCAATTACCCCCTGGCTATGTAAAAACAGTTTCCTGATGAAACGTAAAAAACTAGTCAAGAAAGCACTTAAACACCCGGAGCTTTATACCCCGGCAGAACTTGCTTACTTTAAACGTTGGCTTTGGCAAAAAAAACAAGACAAGAAAACTGCTAAGATTTATTTACAGCAAGAGGCAAATAGTTAATGGCTGTCGACGCTAAGGCACGTCTTAAAGAAATCATTGATTCCTACCTTGATAAAGACGGTGGGTCA